TTCTTTTGATAATTCGCCATGCTGAGTCATTGACTTTAGCTGCACAGTTGTTCATCTGCTGAATAAACTCTGCTTGCCCATTATGAACCACTTTGTGAGTTACTAGACCCATTAGAAGATCACCACACGCCTGATAGAACTGCTGGCCGCTAACATCTTCGACCATTACGCCAGATTGCTTTAATCGATCAGCAATCGACTGTGTTGCGTATTTATCAAAGCAAACCATTCTAGGTCGATAAATATCAGACCATGCTTTAATATCGACAGCAATCTTTAGATCATCAACTGCCACTTGACTTGACCAAGTCTGCAAGATTCCAACACCGATTCGACCATCGGGGAGTAATTGCCCAGCAACCAACGATGCATTGCGCCTTGATGGACTGACATCAAATCCAAAAACTGTATAAGCCCCGGGCGGTATTTCTAAGGTGCTATCTGAGGTTTCTTCAAGGATTCCATGAGGCCAAGGACTCGAAAGGCTATCAATCCATTGGCAAAGTAACTCAGTTCTTGTATTTTCGATTGGACTGGTGGCAACTGATTCTTCAAGAGCTTCTAAAGTAACCATGTGGCCTAAAGCAGGATTTGCCAAAGCCCAAGCAGCTTTATCGTTGATCTTGCAATACTGTGGCGCAGAGTATTCGTAGTATCCAAAAGATTTTGGCGGATAATCTTGCGCTCGTTCTCTTAAATCGTTTAGAACAGTGCTGTAAGCATCACCAGCATTAGAAGTTAAAAATGTGTGAGCATTAGGCCGCGCTCTAGTTACCGGCATCGCTGCTCGATAGGCTTCTTCAGTCCATTCTCGGACTTCATCAAGAAACAGCGCATCTGCAGTGCGACCACGCGAGCCATCGCGAGTAGCAGCTACGACATCGAGTCGGCGACCATCTTTCATCTCAATAGATTCAGTGCCGTTGGCGTATCTGATCGCTTTAACCAATTCCATCAGCTGAAGGTTGCCTTCTAAGACTTGAGCCACTTGTCTAAAGGTATCTAAGGCCATTGCTCGGTTAGATGAAGCAATAATGATGTTCTTGCTATCCCACTTCAGCAAATGAGCCAAAATGACCATTCGAGTCAAGTGAGTCTTGCCATTCTGTCGAGCAACTAGCAAAAGGTTAGTTTTACGAATCCACATTCCCTTTGAGTCCACTCGCAGCATATCTGTGAGCACAAACTTCTGCCAAGGCAGCAAAGGCATCTTGATCATCTCAGCCAGCTCTATAACATCATCAACTTTAGATTTGCCCTTGAGATATGGGCTGTGAAGCCTCGGTTCGATTGCCCCTCGTATGGCTTTGCTGCGCTTGGGTTTATCTGTCATTGATCTGGACTGGGTCGGGAAGTAAAGGGTGAGTCCAGCATCGGTTCGGACTGAGTCGGGGAGAGCAAGGCAGGAAAGACAGGGGGGGTAGCCGTCTTACCTAAAAAAACCCCATCATTGAGCGCACCCTTGCGTAGATTGCAACGCTTGCATAAGACTCTTAGATTGTCGAGGTCATGAGTTCCACCAACCTTGCGTGGAATGATGTGATCGATATGCATCTCTCCTTCATCTGTGCCACATATCTGACACATTCTTCCATCACGATTAAACACCCTTTCACGCTGTCCTCTATAGCGTCTAGTGTTTAACTTATCTAATGCCATGAGTAACGATACCAATGATCAAGAGCTGCACAGAAGTCTGGTTCATCATACTCTGTAACTCCATACCTATGAGCCACATACCGACTAGACCAGTCATACTGTTGTTCCGGGTTAGCAGTCTTAAGCCACTCAGATCTACCCTGCATGAAGCCATAGTGTGAACCATTAACAGCTGTAAAGTTCCAGTTACTCTCTTTAGTAGCAAGAGTATCTAAGCATTTATAAGTAACTAATGTTAAATGGCTTTGAATATATTCTTTAATGTCAAATGGTTGAATCTCTTTTGCTACTGCTTCTGTGGTAATCGATTCATTTATGAATAGGCCTGCCCCAACAGCTAAAATCGCGGTCGCGAGCAATCGCCCACAGGCGCTCGCTAGCGAGTTATAGCGTACCGTGCCTGTCAAATCCATTATTCTTTTACGCATGATCTTGGGCGTGTCTAATCCTGATTGCAATCATGTCTTGTTGTGATGTCAAAGCTGCACATCTGGCAACCCATTGATTCATAACAATAAGCGCACATATATTCAAACTGCACTTCGTCACAACATCTAAAGTATGCAGTGCTATCTGATTTTAATTTGTAATCAAATGACATTATTTATCCTTACCCCAGCCAGTACCTTTGAAGATTGCTGGCGTTGCTGCGAATACCCGAATCATGGGAGTTGAACAATGCAGTACCGGGTTACCTACTGCACTCATGGAGTGTTCTAGCTCTTGCGTTTGACCGCATACTATGCATTCATAATCATAAACTGGCATTGTGATCCTTACATTTAGTACAGTAATCATCGTTAATTAGCCAAGTGCCACAGCCTTTACAGCGTGATGGCTCTTGAAACCATTCTGAATAATCGACTTTATTGAGTAGCTGAATCAGATCTGAGAATCGAAGCATTGCGCCGTACTCGGCCGCATCTTCGCCCTGCCCATTGAATCTCATAACCACAACGCTCAGCTTCCCATCTGAGCGTTTGCGGGTCTGATCCAGCCACTCCTTCGGCTGAAAGGCAGATCGTGCTTTCACTTCGATGTCGAACGGAACACCAGTGACATCACTGCCTTGTCTGCCTGCCCCAGCACTGTCTGCATAAGGGAACCACTTTTTTAGGTACTCAGCGACGCACTTCTGAGTGCGGTATCCGCGATGCTTACGATGCTGGGAAGCCATTGTTTATAACCAGATCGGTGGGCATTGTTCTGCCCGATTTTTGGATGGACAGGTATAGCCTTCGTAAGGTTTGCCGGTCTTTGATGAAACGCCTGTCTTATGCACCATAAAATCATGCTGGCACTTTGGTGCTTGCGGTACTTCTTTCGCATTGAGTTCATCAGTTAGTAAGTTCATCGCTGAATTAAGATCAGGCGAACCCTCAACTTGTACGACATCTCGTACGTCTTTAGGGCTTTCTATTGTCCAAGCATCTTTTACTGGCTCTGAATATTTTTCTTTGAGGATCGGTTTTTCTGCAGTAATTCCGCCTCGTCCTGCCACTGATACTTTGACCATCTCTTCTCGGGAAGGCCGTCTGCCTTTAGTAGCAAAACCTGCATTCGCAAGTGCTCTGCCGATCGCTGAAGTTTCGCAGTTTTCAAGCGCACTAGTGGCATTAACGCCGCGATCAGAATCCTTCTCTTCAGCAAAGCCAGTCGAGTAAGCGACTTGGTCGAGAAAAGTGCGGTAGAGATAGGCTTTAACAACATATCGATGAGCTTCACATACTTCCAATTCCGTTGATACGCGTCCATCTGGGAACTCCTTCCAAAACTTCTCCAGTCGGCTCTCGACTGTTTCATAATCAGCTAAGTTAAACGCCATGATTGATCTCCTCTTGTTTTACTAAGAACTCGGCTTGCTCGGTTAAAGGCCAGTGAGATCCATCTGGCCAGATTGACACCCAGACAGCGCAAGGCTGGCAGTAATGTCGGTTGATACCTTTAGACTTAGCGTGCTGACTTACAACCGTCCAGACTGCAAAAGTTTTACCTTTGCCATTAGGGTGATCGCGACCCCACTTCATCTGACAGTAATCGCACCAAGTACCGGACTTTGCCTTAGTAACTGTCAAGGTCGTTCCAATCAGTTGATGTAATCTGGCCAGCGATTGCAGAGTACGCACAGATGTCCGCGTAACTGTCTGGGTGGTCTTTCGTAGTTTGAGTTCTCGAGATCTTGGTGAGGATAAGGCAGATTGCGACTTCGTGTGGCTCAATGTTTTTGTCAAGATACACACTCCAGAGTCTTGCGATTCGAATGTGATTAAGAGTTGAATCGCCGTATTCGTCACCTCGGTCGGTGAGTAGCTGCTTGGCTTCATCAAGAATATCCTTGGCCTTCACTCTGACCAGAATGTGTGTCGAGCGACCGAACGGCCGATTGCGTAGCCTTCTTCTTTACCTTGCTTAAATCCATGACCATAACCAGCAGCAATTCCAACTACCAGAAAAGCCAGCATAACTAGATATAAATAAAGATCTGTGTTCATTTTAGCCCTTTCCATCAAGTCAACGATTGACTGATAAGGCTTAAGGTACAGGTTAGCGAGGACTAATCAAGCACCTTTTGATAACGAAATGGTAACAATTCTGCGTCGTCCATGTGATTGTCAATGTCGCGCGCCAAGGGATTAGCGAGATCGTCCATACCTACGACCGTTAACGGCAAAGGTTCCATCCTTTTCTATGTGAATAATTGACACTTGAACACCCTTGGCATCTTCTTCAACGATCAAGAATGCTTGTTGCCAGTTCATCGTGCCTTTTGTGTAATGGGCCTTGCGAATATCCATTAAGTGACCCCCTTCGAAGCCACGCAGGATACGGCCTAATTTGCCCCCTGAAGCCTCTGTGAAGGCCGATTGGCCTGCTCGGTGAGTATGTCCACAGATAACGCTTAAACCATGCCTACGGGCTGCTTCTAGGGCTGTAAGGCCAGGCGTGGGTTTAATGGCCTGTTCATCTCCATGAACTGCAACATAACCTTTAGCAATAGCAAATGGCTTTTTATGATATGAGATTCCCAACTCATCGAGCTTCATAAACTTTTCAAAGCGCAACTCTGGCAAGGATAAGAATGCTGGAATTTTGTTCATGATCACGTTGTAAAGTCGATCAGTGTGGTTTGACCTGATCATGTGGGCTTCTTTAGCGTGCTGAGTCAATTCCCAAAGGACATTGACTGCCATGTCACGATCCGCAGCTAGTGTTTGCTCGTACCAGCCCGGTTTATTTTCTGTCCATCGGCTGATTTGTGGGAGATCGATTTCATCTCCAAGAGTAACGACAGCATCAGGCCGAAATACTT